CTATCGCACCTTCCGAAGGTCGACCCGACCCCACAACGTCCTCTTCTCCAGGGTACCCATCGCCCTCCAGAACACCTCCTCCAAGCCGTCGAGGCGCTCCTGCCGCATGTCGGGGGTCGGCCGCTGATAGTGCCGCTTGATCCCGGGGCGCCGGTGGCCGGCCGCCTCGAACGCCAGCGGCTCCTTCACGCCGATCTGCGCCTGGAGGGTGTCGTGGAGACCGCGCAGGGCCCGCATGTCCAGGCCGGGCAGGATCGGTTCCCAGGCCGCCCGGTACGACACGCCCTGGCGCTTCTCCCGCTCCTCGCGCCCGTCGCACGCCGGTCGCATCACCCGGGACCAGTTCCCCCGGCGCCAGGGCTTCCCGCTCGGCGTCGTGAAGACGTGCGGGTGCGGCCAGTCCGCCAGGTGGTAGCGGAGGAGCGTCGCGAGGAACGGCGGCACGTCGACATCACGGGTGGACCCGTCGTTCTTCGTCGGTTCGAGCTGGAGCCGGTACCCCAGCTTCTCGCCGTCCGGACCGCGCTCCTCGTACTCGGCGTACTCCTGCACGATACGGATGATCGGGCAGACGTACTCTCCGGCGCCCCAGGGCTGTCGACGGGTCAACAGGACGCTGTCCCGGTGCAGTCCGAGACCCTCGCCCCAGCGGAACCCGAGGAACCCGGTAGCAAGGACGTGGAGCCCGCGTCCGGGCCCGAGGCGCTCGGCCACCAGGATCACGTCCTCGGGCCGTACGGTTCCGTCCGTGCCGACCTTCGACGGCTTCGGGGCCGCCATGTCCGCCGAGGTGTCGCGCGTACGGCGCCGGCCGAAGAGCGGGTTCACGGTGAGGTACCCCGCGTCTACGGCTGCCGTCATGATCGTGGACATGAGGGAGACGCAGTGCCCGCGCGTGACGTCCTCGCAGCTCATCGTCATCTGCCAGGAGTCGACCTCGAACCACGTGATCGCTCCCATCGGCACGTGCTCCCAGCGGGGGAGGATGTGAGACTCCAGCCGCTCCCAGCGGGTGCCGTTCGTACGGCCGCGCTTCCGTCGTGTGGACATGAACGTCCGCGCGAAGGTGCCGAAGGTGGTGGACCGCTTCCGCGGGTCCACCCACATGCCGATGGAGATGAGCCGTTCTTGCTCGCGGCCCCAGTCCTCGGCTGCCTTCTTCGTGTCGAAGCCGGACTCACTGCCAACGCTGCCATCCGGCTCGAAGAACCTGGCTCTCCAGGTGAACTGCTTCGTCTTCCGCCCGTCGCGGACCTTGAAGACCTTCTCGGCGTGCGCCAAGGGGAACCCCCTGAACATGAAGGGGCCTGCCGCGTCGGTCGGCGATCCGGCGGCAGGCCCGAGACTGGATCCCGACCGCTACGGCCGGGCGCGTCGGTGGCTACTGCTCGGCTTGGACTGCGTCGAGCACTCGCCGGACGATGGCCTCGGGCACGTCGGTATGCACCCAGAGGATGGGCCGCTCTCCGGAACGGTCCAGGACCATCTTCACGCCGCGCGGGATCGAGTGAACCCGCTCCACTGTGATAGCGATCCGCACGCGGACCCCCCATGTGCCTGTTGGGTGACCCCCCGTAACAGGTGCCTCACATAGAACCACATTCAACAGAGTGTTGGCGAGGAATGGGGAGGTGTTCGGGTGCTTATACGTCAGGTCTACGCCTCGTCGGCGAGGCCTTTCAGCTTCCGCTGGGCACGGGCCCACTCCTGTAGAGCGTCCGCAAGCTCGGCGCGCTCCTCGGCGCTCCGAGGGCCGACGGCCCGGCCGACCACGACCACGTTCAGACCGCCGGGCAGCTCCAGGACCTCGGTGTCGACGAGGTCCCCCTCGGCGAGGGCCTGCTCGACACGGGCCGGCAGGTCTCGACTCCGGCCGACAGGTTCGCCGCTACGCACGTCGGCGAAGACCGGTTTCCCGCCAGCGAGAATGAGGCGCGGGGACTCGGGGGTCCAGCCGAAGACGCGCGCGACCCTGTCGAGAGAGGGCGGCCACGTGGTGAAGGGTGCGCCCGCCTCCAGACGCTGGAGGGTGGAAAACCCGATGTCAGCCGCCGCCGCGAGCTCCTTCTGAGTCATGCTGCGGGCCTTGCGGGCCGACTTGATCTCGGTGGCGAGAAGCCCCCAGTCCTCATGCATGGCCCCATGATGCCTCACGGTGAGGCAACACCGACAGATGCCCTTTGGCTATTGACCAGTAAAGACCGGTCCCCGCGCCCCAAAAGTGTTGCCTCGCGTGCGCCCTTGACTCCCTGAACCCACGCGAACACCTCCCGATGCCTCGCGAACACCTTGCCGCGAGGTATCGGGAGGGGTACTGTCCACCTCGTGAAGACGAACGGAGCCGCAATCCGGGCTCTCCGTGCGGCTCGCGGGTGGTCTGTCCGACACCTCGCGCACCTCGCGGAGATGCATCCCAGTCACCTGTCCCGCCTTGAGCGCGGGCTCAGGGGCGCCAGCGAGGACGCACTCACCGGGATCGCCAGGGCTCTGGACGTACCCCGCGATGCCATCACCAGGGAGTCACCGTGACCACCGCCACCATCGAGCCGTCCGCGCCCGACGCGGGCCTCGTCGCCGCCCTCCAGGCCGCGCTTACCGACCTCGTCGCCCAGATGAACCCGCCGCTGGACCCCGAGCTCCGCCTCTACACGCCGGCCGAGGCCGCCGTCCTCCTCGGGGTCACGGAGAACTGGGTCGCCGAGCGGATCAAAGCCCGCCGGATCCCGTTCACCAAGGTCGGCCGCTTCCCCCGGCTCGCCGCCCGGCACATCCGCGCGATCCAGGACGCGGGCGAGGTCGACCCCTTCACCCGCCGCACCCGCCGCGCCTCCTGAAACGAGCCCCCATGAACGCCTTCGACAGCGTCCTGCATGTGGACCTGGAGGGGAAGCGCGCCCGGTACGAGTGCGTGCGCCCCGACTGCCCCCAGCCCCGCGTCGGCCCCGTCACTGTCCTCCGCGACGGCCTCGACACCGTCCGCGCGTTCATCGCCGACATCCGGTCCCAGCACCCCGCCCAGTACCACGGAGAGACCACCAAGTGACCGACGTGCAGACCACAGGCCTTCGGGCCGCCGCAGCCGAGCTGCACGGCGCGGGCCTGTGCGTCCTCCCCATCAAGGCCGACGGAACCAAGAAGCCGTCCGTATCGTGGCTCCAGCACAAGGTCGAGCGGACCACGCCCGAGCAGCACGACACATGGTTCGGCGGCGACCGCCCCCGCGGTATCGCCATCCTCTACGGCAAGGTCTCCGGGAACATCGAGCTCATCGAGTTCGAAGGCCTCGCCATCCGCGAGAACCTCCTCGACAAGGTCACCGAGGTCATGGAGGGATCCGGCCTCGGCGAGCCCTGGGCCGCCATCCTCAATGGCTGGGTCACGGAGTCCCCGTCGGGCGGCCGGCACTACCGCGTCCGCGTCGAGGGCGGCGAGGTCCCCGGCAACCGGAAGCTCGCTTCCAGGCTCGCCCGTGAGGACGAGTACACCGAGGCGGACCGCCAGCAGCTGCGCGAGCGGCCCAACGCGCGCATCGTCCGAGTCCTGATCGAGACCCGGGGTGAGGGCGGGTACGGGCTCGTCGAGCCGTCGAGCGGCACCGTGCACGCCACCGGTCGGCCGTACGTCCGCCTAGCGGGCGGCCCTGACACCATCCCGGTCCTGAGCGCGGACACCATGGACGCGATCCGGTCCGTCTGCCGGATGATGGACCAGCTGCCCCGCCCCGAAGCGCCGGCGGCTACGGCCCCTCGTCCGGCGCCGCCCCGGCCCGACGGCACTCTGCGGCCCGGCGACGACTTCGAAGCGCGCGCCGACTGGGCGGAGATCCTGCGCGGTATCTTCCGCCCGCTTCACACCAGGGGCACCGAAACGTACTGGGGATGGGCCGACGGCGTCGGCGGCGTGAAGGCAACAACGGGACGTGACGAGCACGACCGCTTGTTCGTCTTCGCCACCGGCAGCCATTTCGCACCCGAGACGCCCTATAGCAAATTCGGCGCCTTCGCGCTCCTGAACCACGGTGGCGACCACAAGGCGGCCGCCCGCGACCTGGCCCGCCAGGGCTACGGCAGTCACCCGCCCGCCCCCGTCCAGCCCGCCCCTACCCCTGCCCCGGCCACACCGCCCGCCCCCTCTGCGGTAACCGAGCAGGACGACCAGGCGCCCGAGGAGCGGGCGCCGGACGACCCGCGCGGCTACGACTACGCCGGCGCCTTCGGTCTGCCCGACACCGTCCGCACGCCGTACGACTACCGGCTCACGGGCCGAGGCGTGGAGGTCCTCAGCACCAGCGGAGAGAACTGGCTCCGTGTCACCTTCGCCCCTCTGGTGGTGACGGCCACGTTCGAGGACCCCGAGGGTGACCAGTACGTGGAGCTCTCGTGGATCGACCGGAGCCTCGGGCGGCCCCGGCGGATCTCCCGCATCGTCAGCCGCGAGACGGCGAAGCGGGGCCGCAAGCTGATCGAGACCCTCGGCTCCTCCGGGTTCCCGGCCGTCGAGGGCGACGCGAGGGCCGTCGAGAAGTGGCTCGCCGAGTTCGAGTCCAACAACGTGGGCCGCATCCCCTCCGAGCAGCTGGCCCGCTGGCTCGGCTGGCAGGACGACGGGACGTTCGTCTGCTCGCCCGAGGACGGGATCAAAGTCGATGTCCCGTTCGAGGAGCAGCGCGGGCCCGCTCGCGCACACGCCAGGAAAGGGACGCTGGAGGAGTGGCAGGCGACCATCGAGCAGCTCGCCGACTACCCGGTTCCGCGCGTCGCCGTCGCTGCCGCGCTCGCCGCGCCGCTGCTCAAGCCCTTGGGGTTGAACAGCTTCACCCTGGACATCTCCAGCCGCTCCACGAAGGGCAAGACCACGGCCTTGCAGGTCGCGCTCAGCGTGTGGGCCGACCCGTCCGAGCACGCCTCGGCGATGAGTAACTGGCGGACGACCCTCTACGCGATCGAGAAGCGGCTCAACCTGGTGCGCGGCATCGTCACGGTCTTCGACGAGACCATGGCCGTGACGGATGACTCGCTCATCGACGAGGTGCTCTATCAGCTACCGATGAACCACGGAAAGGCCCGGTCCGGCGGGGCGTTCGGCAACATGCTGCCCTGGGAGACCATTCTCCTGTCGTCCGGCGAGCGGCCGGCGCTCTCCTTCACCACCAGCCAGGGCGCGGCGGCCCGCATCCTGGGGACGACGATCGCTCCGTTCGGGGACGGCGGCGGCGCGGTCGCCGCAGCTGCCCGTGAGGGCGTCCTCGCCAACCACGGGCACGCCGGGCCGGAGTTCATCCGCTACGTCCTCGGCGGCCTGGCCCAGCCCAACGGCCCGAACAAGCTCAAGGAGCACCACCGCACGCTCGTCGACGAGTTCCGCGGCGGCGGCGACATGACGAACCGGCGCGCTCCCATGGTTGCCGTCCTCGTCCTGGCCGAGGCCCTGGCGTGCCGGGCAGGACTCCTGCCGTACGAGCCGCTCTCCCACGACGTGTGGCGCACCCTGTTCACTGCCCATAACCCCACCGACAACCGGCCTGAGATGGCGCTGGACGTCCTGCGCGAGTACGTGGCCGGACACGCCCACGAGCTCTACACCACCACCCGGACCGCCCTCGGCGAGCGACCCCCGTACTCCGGCTGGCTCGGAGTCCTGTCCACCGACAAGGACGGCGTGACCGAGGTGGCACTCCTGCCCGAGCGCGTCCGCAAGATCCTTGCCGAGGCCGACTACTCCCTCGACGCCGTGGTCGGCAGCTGGGTGGATACCGGGTACGTCAAGACGCTCAAGAGCCAGCGGCCCGCCCACCTCGTCCCGCGTCGATTCGACGGCGCCCGCGCAAAGTGCCTCGTCTTCACACCGGCCGGCATGCCCTTCGGCGACCACGACGAGGCCGCATGAGCACCATCGGAGCGGGCGGTACGCACACGCTGCGTACCGCCCAAGAGGTCGCATCGCCGCAGGTCAGCAATGTTTCCACCTCCGTTGGAGGGGCGGTACGCACTCGCCAGGAAATGGCACCCCTCGGGCATGGGCGCGCGTGCGTGTGCGTGCGTGCGTGCCTGCGCACATCGACCCCTGTCTGTTCCTGAGTACCTGCGTACCACTAGCTCCAGAGAGAGACATAACAGCAGGTCAGAGCCGCTTTAGACCCGGTACGCAGCCGGTACGCAGCCGGTACGCAGCGCGTACCGCCCTCTCCTCCCACCGAATCGAGGTGTCCCAATGTCCTTCACCCCTCGCCCGTACCAGCTCGACGCAATCAACTCCCTCAGAGAGGGGTGGGCGAACGGCCACACCCGGCTGGCAGTTGTCCTGCCGACCGGCGCCGGCAAGACGGTGGCCTTCGCCCACCTCGCCCACCAGATGCTCGACAACCTCGGCGGACGTCGAGCGCTCGTCATCGCACACCGTGAGGAGCTGCTCGAACAGGCCGCTTCCAAGCTCCTCGCGGTCGACCCCATGCTGCGGGTCGGCATCGTCAAGGCCCAGCGTGACGACCACGCCGATGCCGACGTGATCGTGGCCAGCGTGCAGACCCTGGCCGTCGCGCGACGCCGCGAGGCGATCCGGGACATCGGCCTGATCATCGTCGACGAGTGCCACCACGCCGCGGCCCCCACCTACATGGAAGTCCTGCGGCACTTCGGTGCTTGGGACGGCACGCCCACGGCCGGGTTCACCGCGACCATGACCCGCACCGACGGCGGCCTCGCCGAGGTCTGGGAGGACGTCGTGTTCACCCTCGACATCCTCGACATGATCAGCGACGGGTACCTGTGCGACGTCCGTGGCAAGCGGGTCACCGTCGACACCCTCGACCTCGACACGGTCCGCGCCCGGGGCGGCGACCTCGTCGACGGCCAGCTCGGCCGCGCCCTGGAGGACTCCGGCGCCCTCGACGCCATCGCGAAGGCGTACGTGGACCACGCCCCGGACCGGCCCGGTGTGGTCTTCACCCCGACGGTCGCGACCGCGCAGGCCGCCGCCGAGTCCCTGCGCCGGGCCGGGATCACGGCGGCCCCGGTGTGGGGCGACATGGGCCGCGACGAGCGCCGCGCGACCCTCGCCCGGTACGAGGCTGGGGACGTCCAGGTCCTCACCAACTGCATGGTGCTCACCGAGGGGTTCGATGCGCCGCACACGAGCTGCGTGGTGGTTGCCCGGCCGACCAAGTCGCCCGGCCTGTACGTGCAGATGGTCGGCCGCGGGCTCCGGCCGGCCCCGGGTAAGCGGGACGCGCTCGTCCTGGACGTGATGGGCTCCTCGACCCGCCACAAGCTCGCGAGCATGGTCGACCTCACCGCGCGCGAGGTCGACACGGTCGAGGAGGGGCGGAGCCTGCGGGAGGCCGTCGAGGAGGCCGCCGTCGTCGCCGAGCGCCGCCAGCTCGCCGCCCGCGTCGAGGCCGAGGAGATCAACCTTTTCGGCAGCAGCGGCGTGCGCTGGCTCCGGACCCCGTCCGGCGTCTGGTTCATCCGGGTGGGCAGCGATCAGGTGCTCTTCCTGGCCCGGGTCCCGGACACCCGCCTGTACCGGATGCGCCGCTGGACCACGGTCGGCGGCATCGAGGCGCCCCGCGAGGACGTCGCCCGGCCGCTCGCCGAGGCCCTCGCCTGGCTGGAGGACCAGGCCCGGCGCCTCGCCCCGACCGCGCTCGTCGCACGGCAGGCCGGGTGGCGGAGCCGCCAGCCGTCCCCGAAGCAACTCGGCCTCTGCCGGCGCCTCGGCCTCACGGTCCCGCGCGGCAGTACGGCGGGCGACGTCGCCGACCTGATCGACACCGACCGCGTCGCGTCCGTCCTCGGCTCCCTGATTCTCCCCGCCGCGTGAACGCCCGGACCTGCCGCTAACAGGTCCGGGCGCACCACCCATCCCACCACAGATGAGGAAGACCTGATGATCGACCTTCGCACCCCCCAGTCGCGCCGCTGCCGCCGAGTCTTCGTGCACGACCAGGCCCCCGACGTGACCGACCTGTTCGCCGGGCTCGGCGGCGCCTCCACAGGTCTCGCCGAGGCGGGCTACCGAATTCGCCTGGCCATGAACCACGACCGCATCCAGGTCGCCGCCCACCAGGCGAACCACCCGGACACCGTCCACCTCGTCGAGGACATCAACGCGTACGACAAGCGGTCCCTGCCGCGCACCCGAATCCTGTGGGGCTCCCCGATCTGCACCGAGATCAGCCCCGCCGGCGGGCGGCGCCGCAACCGAGGACAGCTCACCCTCGACGGCCACACCCCGGGCAAGTTCGAGCGGACCCGGGCGACCGCCCTCGACATCATCGCCGCCACCGAGGTCCACCGGTACGACGTGATCCTTTGCGAAAACGTCGTGGAGTTCGCGCTCGACTGGGCCCTGTTCGACTGGTGGCTGAGCGGCATGGAGATCCTCGGCTACAACTTCCAGATCGTGTGCGCCTCGTCCGCGCACCTCGGTGGCGGTGACAACCTCCTCGCGCCGCAGCACCGGGACCGCCTCTACATCGTGTTCACCCGCAAGGGGATCCCGCTGCCCGACCTGGAGGTCCGTCCGGAGGCCGTGTGCCCCGGCTGCGGTCCGGTCCGGGCGCGGCAGGTCTGGCGCAACCCGCGCCGCCGGAAGATCGGGAAGTGGGGGGTGCAGTACGACTACCGGTGCCCGAACCGGGAGTGCGGCCACCTGATCCTCGACCCGACGGTCCGGCCGATCTCCGAGGTCATCGACTGGGACAGGCCCGGGACCCGGATTGGCGACGGCCGCCCGGACCGGAAGGTGTTCACCCCGTACGCCGAGTCCACGCGGGCCCGGGTCGCGGCCGGCCTGGAGAAGTTCGGGCACGCCCCGCACGTCGCCGTGCTCCGCCGGAACACCTCGCCGGTCGCGGTCACCGAAGCCGTCCCGGCCGTCTCCGCCCAGGGCAAGCACCACGCCCTGATCGTCCCGAACGGCAGGAAGGGCGCGGTGCGTACGGCGGCCGAGCCTCTCACCACCGTGGCGTGCAAGCCGCACCACAGCCTCGTACGCCCGGCGCCGACGGTCGACGACTGCACCCTGCGGATGCTCACCCCGCGCGAACTCGCCTCCGCCCAGCGCTTCCCCGCGGACTACGTCCTCCCGGACTCCTCGCAGGAAGACCAGATCCTCGGCGTCGGCAACGCCGTCTCGGTGAACGCCGCCCGCTGGCTCGGCGAGCGCGTTCTCGCCGTCCTCGCCTGACCCTCACCCGCCCACGGGGCCGCCCCGCACCCGGGCGGCCCCCACACCCCGGAGCACCTCATGAGCAACCGACACGACCCCACGCGCAAGGCCCGCGTTCGCGAGCGGGAGGAGCGCCGTACGACCCTCCGCGTCCTCCTCGGCCGCCTCGACCGGCTCTCCGCCGCCGAGGCCGCGCTGCTCCTGGAGTACGTGACCGCCGAGCTCGACGCGTCCGACGAGCTGCGGCGACGGCTGATCGGCCTGGAGCAGAGCTCCGAGCAGATCCACAGGCGGATTCGCGCCGCCGAGGACGCGATCGTGGAGGCCGAGGTGGCCCGCGACCGGCTCGCCGGCTACCTGAACGCCGTCCGCCGCGAGCTCGGCGGCGAGGTCCTCTGGCCCGACGTCCCGTACGCCGTCCGGCGGCTCGTCGCCGACCGGCCCCAGACCGCCCGCGCCCACCCGGAGGAGCTGTGACCCCCTGCCCGATGTGCGACACCCACCCGACCACCGGCTACCTCTGCACCAGGTGCACCCGCACCCTCGACGAGCAGCTGCTTCGGATGCCCGCCCTGTACCGCGCGCTCGGCGCCTTCCTGCCGCCCGCAGCCCGGGGTACCCAGCACGGCGGCCGGGGCCCGGCCGCCGAGGCGCCGCTGCCCGTCGCCGAGCACGTCCTCGACCTGCGCGGCCCCGGAGGCATGGTCGGCGTCCTGGAGAGGCAGCGCGCCGAGCTGCACGCCGCCCGCGGCTGGGCCGAGCCCGTCCTCGGCGTCGGCATCCTCAACCGGATCACCCTGGCGGCCGGGGCCCTGTCCCACTCCCTCAGCTGGGCCGCCGAGTCCTGGCCCGCCGCCGGCGACCTCGCCCGCGCGATCCGGGACCTGCACGGGTCGGCCGCGAGCGTCGTGCACCCGCGCCTGGCCGAAGAGCGCGGGACCCGGCTCGGGATGTGCCCGCAGCTGGTGAGCGAGGACGAGGCCGACGGCGTGTGCGGCGCGGTCCTGCGGCACTTCCCCGGGGACCGGACGGTGACGTGCCGGTGGTGCGGGACGGTGTACGAGCCGTCCGCCTGGACCGCGTTGCGAGAGTGGATCGACTACGAGGAGGCCGAGGCCAAGGACCGTCTCGCGCAGGCCGGGTAGGCGCCGCCCGGACATGACGAGGCCCCCGCCGGAGATCCGGACGGGGGCCCTCGTGCTACTCGGCGGCCGGCGGCTTGCCCTTCAAGTCGGTACGCCACCCCGGTCTTGTGACCCGGCCCGCGAAGTAGGGACGGGCCAGGCGGTAGTCCACGGCGCTCGCCCGGCCGATCTTGACCACGGGCGGGAACTCCGGGTCCTCCCGGGCGAGCTGGGACACCCGTTGATGGCTGATCCTCTCCACGACTCCGTCGGCGACCAGGCGGTCCGCCAGCGCGCGCAGTGACAACATCTCTGGCCCTCCTTCGGGCTCGGTCATGGCACCATCTTCCCTGACCTACTAGCCATATGACTAGGAGGTCGCTACGCTCGATTCGCACCAACAAGTTGCCCCGGCCGGTGTGTGAGAGCCCGGCCGGGGCGCGCCCACCCCTGACCAGACAGGAGCAGGCACATGGAGCGTACCCACGCCCCCCGTACGGAGCCCAGCCCCCCGCCCACCCGCCGCGTCATCGCCACCGGCTGGGTCCGCCGCGCCCCGAGCACCGTCACCCACGAGGAGGCCCGCCGTGGCTGACCTCCTCGCCTACGAGCCCGAACCCACCCCCGAGCCCGACCGCACCCCGCGCGACAACCGGATCGTCACCGCCCCGGCCACCCCGGCAGCCTGCGCCGCCGACTACGCCGACGGGGCCCGGGTCCGAGCCGAGCTCGACAAGCAGATGAGGACGGGGCGATGACCACTGTGTCCACCGAAGGCCTCGACCAGCTGCACGACCCGGAGCGCGCCGTGCTCCCGATCCTGCTCTCCGTCGACACCGCCCGGCGCCTCGCCCGCGAGGCCGTCGCCGAGTGCGCGGCCGCCGACCCCCACAGCCTCGGCGCCATGCTCATGGCCGCCACGACCCTGGACTACCGGCTCCGCTCGCTCCTCGCCGCCCTCGACGCCGAGGAGGGCCGGTGAAGAACCTCAACGCCTTCCGAGCCCTCGCGATCGGCGCCGGTGTCGTCATCATCGCCCTGACCGGCGCCGCGTTCTGGCTGTCCTACGCGCACCTCGCCGAGGTCGCCCTCGGGCACGGCCTCGGGCAGGCCCCGGCCCGCGCGTGGGCCTGGCCGGCCACGCTGGACCTGTTCATCGTCGCGGGTGAGCTGCTGATGCTGCGGGCCGCCCTGGCGAAGCGGGTCGACGGCTGGGCCATCGCCCTGACCGCGGTCGGGTCGGTCGGCTCCATCGTCCTGAACGTCGCCGGGGTGACCGGCACCCGCGACCCGGGCACGGTGCCCGTCCTCGACTACGTCGTGGCCGCCGTACCGCCCACGGCCGCGCTCCTCGCGTTCGGCGCCCTCATGCGGCAGATCCACCAGGCCCTCGCCAAGCGGGAGACGCCGGCCGCGCCGGACACCCAGCCCGAAGCGACGGCCGAGGCGCCCGAGGCCGTCGCCGAGGAGGCCCCCGCGCTGCCCGAGGTGGTGCCGGCCGGTGTCCGGCTGCTGCCGCTGACCGCCCGGCCCGAGCCGGTCACCGAGGCGCCCGCAGTGGTCACCCGGCCGGTCATCTTGCTGCCCGCCAAGACGCCTATGTGGGACGACTTCGCGACAGGCGAGATGACCGCCCTGGAGCCCGCCCGGCCGACGTACCGGCTGGACTCCTTCGAGGAGCGGCTGGTGCCCGTCGACCCCGTCGAGGAGGTCACGGCGCAGGCCTCGGCGGTACCGGCCGAGCAGCCCCGGCAGGTGGTCACCGAGACGGTCGCGCTCAGCCCGACTGAGCTGCGGAAGAGGGCCCGTGCCCTGCACCGTCAGGCGGTCAGGTCGGGGGCCCGCGGGGTCACCATCGAGCAGCTGCGGGACGAGCTGAACCTGTCCCGCCGCGAGGCGACCGAGCTCCGCCGCCAGGTGGTCACCGAGGGGGCATCGTGAGCGACATCGAGAAGGCCGCCCGGGACGCGGTCGACGCCCAGGCGAACGCCGAGCAGGTGGCCATGGTCCTGGCGATCCTCCAGGCACAGCAGCTCACCCCGCAGCAGCCCGTCCAGGCGCCGGCGCCGGTGCAGCAGCAGAGCCCCGCGAAGTGGGTCGCGGTCGGTGTGGCCGCCCCGTTCCTCGCGGTGTCCCTCGCCGTCGGGTTCGTGGCCGTCGCCGTCTCCGCCGTCGCGGTCACCATCTGCGTCCTCGTCCTGCGCGGCCTGTGGATCGACATGCAGAAGGACCGCCGCCGCTGACCGGCTGCCCGCGGCCCCCGTCTCGCACGGGGGCCAAGGGGAGCCGGGACAGCCCCGGCCGATTCGAAAGGACCATCGTCATGGGCTTCTTCAAGGACAAGGCCGCCGAGATCAAGCGCGACGCGACCTCCAGCAACCCCGCCGACATCGAGCGGGCCGCCGACACCCTCGCCTACGCCCTCGCCGAGGGCGGCGGCAACGCCCTCCAGAACCTCGACGCCCTCACCCGGGCCATGCAGGAGAACAACAAGAAGGGCCGCCGGTGATGAAGGACCCGTACCCCAAGCTCACCGCCCGCGAGCACGCGCAGGTCGCCTGGTGCGTCGCCCGCATGGCGAAGCGCTCCGTGGCCGGTGAGCACGTCGACCGGTCCGACCTGGAACGCAAGGTCGACGGCATCCTCGACGGCGCCCGCAAGCGCGCCGAGCAAGCCAAGTAGCTACGCCCTGGGGCGGCCGGACGACTTGCCGGAAGCACGGCCGCCCCGGGCCCACCCACCCTCGTGAGAGCAGGAGTGCCCATCATGACCGAGATCATCGACCGGCCCGTCAACGGGCACGCGGTCGCCGCCGTGAACCTGCTGAAGCCGAAGTACACCGTGACCGCCGAACCACCGGCGCCCAAGCCCGAGGGCGAGCAGGAGGGTGTCGAGGCGGTCGACCGGCCGGACAACCCGCTCGCCGACTGGTTGACCGTCCCCGACGAGCCGGTGCTGCCTCCGTGGGCCCGCACCCCGGCCCTGCTCAAGGCCAACACCGTCGCGCTCGGTCGGCTGTGCTGGTGGCACACCCGCTTCCACGGCATCCGCGTGCCGAAGTACGCGGTCAAGACCGTGTGGCTGACCGCCCGCGGCTTCTACCGGGCCACCACCGGCCTGTGGCCCACCCTGTCCGCGCAGGACCACACCGCAGTCGTCCAGGCGCTCCGGGCCCAGTCCAAGGCCAAGCCCGAGGACGTCGAGCTGGCGGCCCGGCTCCAGATCGCGCACGGCATCCGCACCCGGAGCCGCCGCTGGCGCTTCGGCGCCGCCGCCGTCGGCGTCGCCACGGCCGCGCTCGGCATCTACCTCGCCCCGCCGCTCCTCCAGACCGGAATCACCGGGGCCATCGCCGCCCCGCTCGTCTACCTCGGCCGCGGCGAGAACGTGCAGCTGCTCGACCAGGCCGCCCCGCCCATCCGCGTGGACATGTCCGCGCAGCAGCTCAACGACGCGCTCAGGGCGTCCGGCCTCCTCAAAAGCGGCCGCGGAGACGACGACGGACCGAAGGTCAGCTGCATCATGGGCCCGGTCCGCGACGGCCGCGGCTGGGCGGTGGTCTTCGACCTGCCGAAGGGCGGCGGGAAGACTGCTGCCGACGTCCTGGCGAAGCGCACCACCATCGCCGCCGAACTCGGCGTAGACGAGATCCAGGTCGTCATGTCCCGCGTCCGCGCCGCCCAGGGCGGCAACGCGAGCAGGGTCTCGATGTGGGTCGCCGACGATGACCCGTACCTCGCCGACCCGGTTCAGTCCCCGCTCGCCAAGGCCACGCGGGTTTCCATCTGGGACCCGATCCCCTTCGGCCACGACGCGCGCGGCAACCGGATCTCCGTGCCGGTGGTGTGGCAGTCGATGTTCTTCGGCGGCCTACCGAGGCGCGGGAAGACGTTCACGCAGCGGCTCATGACCGCCGCTGGCCTGCTCGACCCCTACGTGCGGCACTACGTCGCCGACTTCAAGGGCGGACAGGACTGGATGCAGATGCGACAGGTTGCCCACCGCCTCGTCCTCGGCGCCGAAGACGACGCCATCGCGGCGTTCAAGGCCATGCTCGCCGAGCTGCTGACCGAGATGGAACGCCGCTTCGCGATCCTGCGCGAGCTCCCGACCAGCATCTGCCCCGAGGGCAAGCTCACCCCGGAGATCGTCGAGCGCTACAACATGCCGTTCATCTTCTTCACCGTCGACGAGCTCCAGGAGGCGTTCATCGCCGTCTCCGACGAGAAGGAACGCAAGGCGATCATCGACGACATGGCGCGCATCGCCCGCCGCGGGCCGGCCGCCGGGTTCATCTCCAACTACGCCTCCCAGCGCCCGGACGCCGAGTCCGTGCCGACGAAGCTGCGGGAGATCATCACCATCCGCGCGTGCACGCAGGTCACCGACCAGACGTCCTCCGACATGGTCCTCGGCAAGGGCAAGGCGTCCATGGGCGCCGACGCGTCGGTGCTCTCCGAGGACCACAAGGGCGTCGTCGTCCTGGTCACCGGGCCCGCGTCCTTCGCCACGGTGAAGAACGACCTGCTCACCACCGCCGAGTTCAACCAGCTGTGCGCCAAAGGCCGGGCGCTGCGCAAGGACGCCGGACAGCTCACCGGCGAGGCCGCCGGCGACGTCGTCACCGAGGCCGCCGAACACGGGCACCGCATCCCGCCCGTCATCTCCGACGTCCTGGAGGCCATGCGGCACGCCCCCAGGATGTTCACCCGCGACCTGCTCCAGCGGCTCGTCAACCTCGACGAGGACACCTACGGCGACTGGGACGCCGAGAAGCTCGCCAAGGAACTGGAACTCGCCGGCGTGAAGCGCTCCAGCAAGCAGGTGAAGATCGACGGCACCAACGGCGCCGGGTACCAGCGGCGCGACATCGAAGGCGCCGTCCCCTTCACCGAGCAGCCCGGGTAGCGCCTTCCCCCACTACCGACCGGCCGGGGCCGGACCTGTCACCGACGGGTCCGGCCCCTTCCGCGCGGGCGCCGAAAGTAGCGGGACCCCTTTACCCCGGTCACGGGGGCGGTAAGGGGCGCTGACCTGGGAAGTAGCGCGGGTAGCGGGGCCCGTCGGCACGGCGAGAGAAGGCCTCCAGGGCCCCTGTCAGTGCCCGGCCGTACCGTGGCCACATCAGCATTGGACTGATTGCGGACAGGCTGCCCGCGCTGCTCGAAGCGCCCCACCGGAACAGCGCCCGGTGGGGCGCTCGCGCGAGATCATGGACACATGAGCGAGTACGTCCAGCCGCCCGCCGGCACCCTCACCACATCCCTCGCTGCCCTCGCCGCCGGAGTGCAGCCCGCCACCATCCGCGACTGGGTACGACGCGGCATCCTCACCCGCTGCGGCGGCTCCCCCCTCCGCCCCGTCTTCCGCGTCGAGGACGTTCAGGCCGCCCGCGCCGCCGCCAAGCCCCGCAGCGGGAAGACGAAGGCGGCTTGACGTGCGCGGATAGATGGGCCACGCTTTCGGCCTACAGTCATGCCCGGAAACGGGCGCTACGACGGCCCCGACCACCCCTCCCGGTCGGGGCCGTTCGCGTACCTGGAGGCACCCATGGCCCGCATCCAGATCCTTCACCTTCCGGCCGATGACCAGTACGCGACTCACGGGACCGGCCTGGCCGTCCCGTTCGCCCTCGTCATCGATCAGGTGACCCCCAAGGAAGAGGAGCTCTTCATGCGGTCCAGCGGCAGGCTGGACGGCTTCGCGAAGGTGTGCGGCGCACGCGGCACGCTCGTGGTCACCGGCACGCTCGACGTGGCCTGATGCCCAGCCGTCCGCCGTCGAGGTGCGGCGCCTGCCGCAAGCTCCGCACTGCGGGCGGCCGGTGCGGCTGCTCCCGCCCCTCCCAGCGTCAGGCCGCCGCCACCCGGGCCGAGTGGTCCTGGGTGTACGCCGACCCGCAGTGGGCGCTCCTGCGTGATCAGGTCCTCTCCGAGGAGCCGCTGTGCCGGGCCCAGTGCGGCCGGCCTCCGAGGGTGGTCGACCACATCCGGCCGCACCGCGGGGACCCGCTGCTCGCGTTCGACCGCGCCAACCTCCAGGCCATGTGCAAGCCGTGCCACGACGCCAAGACGGCGCGAGAGACAGGGTTCGCCGGGGCCGGGCCCAAGCGGGTCGGAGCCGTCGAGGTCACGCTCGTGTGCGGCCCGCCCTGCTCGGGGAAGACGTCGTACGTACGGGAGCGGGCCGAGCGCGGGGACCTCGTCGTCGACTGGGACGCCCTCGCCCAGGCGCTGGGATCCCCCCACCCCCACGACCACCCCCGCCCCCTCGTCCCCTTCATCGCCGAGGCCCGCGACGCCGTCGTGGCCCGCCTGGAGCGGAGGCACGACGTCGCTCGCGTGTGGATCATCGCGACCGCGCCGCGCGCCTCCGACCGGGCCCACCTCGCCCCCGAGGGCGCGCGCACCGTCCTGCTCGCCACCGCCGAGGACGAGTGTGTGCGCAGGGCGAGACGCGACGACAGGCCCCCCGGTACCATCGACGCCATCGAGACCTGGTGGCGCACCTACCGCGCCGACCAGACCGCTCCACCGAGGTGATCGCGCAGGGACCCCGAGCAGGGCGTCCGCCCCCCAGGGGGGTTGCGGATCTTGCCGGTGGGGCGGGGATTCAGCGCAGGCGGGGGTGTCGCGCGCGTGACCGCGAGTTTCGGCCGCCTTCCTGAGGATCCTGTAACCGCCCGGCCACCTGCGGGTGGCGGGTGCCTGACGCCCTGGAGGTGACCATGGGAGCCCGTGGCCCGATCCCCCAGCCGGACAACGTCCGTGCCCTGCGCGGCAACCCCGGTGGCCGGCCCGCACCGCAGCGGGTCACCGCCGCCCCCTCTGTCCCCGACATCCCGTCGTGGCTGGACGACGAAGGGCAGGCCGAGTGGGCCCGCGTGGTCCCGCAGCTCGACGCGCTCGGCGTCCTGGCCAAGGTGGACCGCGCGGTCCTCTCCGCGTACTGCGCGGCGTGGTCCAAGTTCGTGGCGGCCGAGCAGCTGCTCCAGGGCGACGATCTCGTGGCCGAGCGGCGCGCGGGCAACGGCCCGGCGAAGAACCCGGCGTGGCAGATCTGGCGGGAGGCGGCGACGACGGTGGCGGCGCTGGCGCGCGACCTCTTCCTGACCCCGAGCGCGCGCCTCCGATCGGTGAAGCCGGAGGCAGCGGATGACCAGGAGGACGACATCCTCGACTGAGGCACGACGCGCGCAGCTCACCGCCGAGATCGACCAGGCGATCGCCGGGTGGGTCGAGGAGGGGCTCGTCGACTCCACGGAGTGGATGACCCAGGGCCGCCGGCCGCTGCTCGCCACCCCGATACCGGCGCCGCCCGGAACGTGGTTCGACCGCCTCGCCGTCGAGCGCGTGCTGAAGTTCTTCCTGCTGCTGAAGCAGCTCATCGGCCGCCACGCGGGCCGCGAGTTCCGGCTGATGGACTGGCAGGTCCGTTACCTCGTCGCCCCCGTCTTCGGTCTCAAGCGGCCCGACGGCTACCGGGTCATCAGGACCGTGTGGTTCGAGATCCCGAGGAAGAACGGCAAGAGCACGCTGTGCTCCGGCCTCGGCCTGTACCTCGCGTTCGCGGACCGCGAGCAGGGCGCCGAGGTGTTCGCGGCGGCCGGCGACCGCGAGCAGGCGGGCATCGTCTTCCGGGCCGCGGCGAACATGGCCGCAGGGTCACCGCCGCTGCGGAAGAAGCTCGGGCGCCGGGGCATCCAGAAGAAGATCCTGGAGCACCCGGTCACGCACTCCATCTTCCGGGCCCTGTCCTCGGAAGGTCTGCGCGCGCACGGCCTGAACGTGCACGGCGGGATCATCGACGAGGTCCACGTCCACAAGAACCCGGACGTCGTCGACGCCCTGGAGACCGGCGTCGGCTCCCGCACCCAGCCGCTCATCGTGTTCATCACGACAGCGGACGACGGCGGCGAGCTCGGCTCCATCTACGCCACCAAGCGCGAGGAGATCGAGACCCTCGCGGGCGGGCACGCCGAGGACCCCACCGTCTTCGGCGTCGTCTTCGGAGCGGACGACACGGTCGAGGACTTCGACCCGTTCACCGAGGACACCCTGCGCACGGCGAACCCCGGCTACGGGATCACCGTCCTGGCCGACTACCTCAAGGGCAAGGCGGCCCAGGCGAAGCGCTCGCCGCAGCAGCTCAACCGGTACCTGCGGCTGCACCTGAACGTACGGACGAAGCAGACCACCCGGTGGCTGTCCATGGACGCCTGGGACGCCAGCGCGCGCACGCCCTCGGGTGTGCCGGTGCCGGTGGACCTGGACGCGCTCGCCGGCCGGGACTGCTACGGCGGCCTGGACCTGTCGAGCACCACGGACTTCACGGCTTTCTCTCTGTGGTTCCCGCCGGTCACCGACGACCCGACGGAGCCGTACATCTGGGTGCCGTTCTTCTGGCTCCCCGAGGACAACCTGAAGGACCTGGAGCGGCGCACGAAGGTGCCGCTGCTGCGGTGGTCCAAGACCGCCGCGCACCTCGGGCCGGCGCTTCGGATCACCGAAGGAAACGTCGTCGACTACCGGGCCGTACGGGCCCTCGTCACCGACGAGGTCGTGCCGCGGTTCAACCTGCTCGCCGTCGGCTACGACCGGTGGAACGCGACCGAGACCGTCTCCGAACTGGCGGACGCCGGGGTGGAGATGGAGCAGGTGTCGCAGGGGTACGCCGGGTTGAACCAGCCGTGCCAGCAGCTGGAGCGCTATGTCCTGTCCGGCCGGGTCTCGCACGGCGGGCACCCGATCCTGCGGTGGCACGCGGACTGTGTCGGCATCAAGGCCAACGCGGACGGCTACGTGAAGCCGGTCAAGCCCGACCGGAAGGTGTCGTCCAAGCGGATCGACGGCGTCGCCTCCGGGCTGAACGCGGTTGCCATGCAGCTGCTGCGAGCCGAGCCCGAGGAAGTCCCGGAGCCGAGCATCCGGATTATCAGCTGACCCGAGGGGGTGCGTTGTCGTGAGCGAAGAAGCCCAGTGGGTGTGCGAGGCCATCGGCCTGGCGTGTGGAGCGACCGGGGCGGTCCTGCTCGCCGCGTGCCTGTGGGGCGCCGTCGGCGCCGCCGTCACGCTGCTCGTCTTGGCCGTGGTCCTGGTGGCGCTCGGCAACATCCCGCGGAAGGGTGACAGCTGATGCCCGTCCTGCGTGCTCTGTTCCAGGCCCGGCGACCGCAGAAGCGGGCCAAGTCGCTGCCCTCGCTCACCTCCAGGGCGACGGCGGCCGGGATCAACGTCACCCCCGAGCGGGCCCTCCAGGTCGCCGCCGTGTTTTCCTCCGTGCGGCTGCTCGCCGAGACCGGCAGCATGCTGCCGGCCGGGGTGTACGAGCGGAAGGGCGGCGCCCGCCTCCCGGCGATGGAGCACCCCCTCGCCCCGCTGCTGACCTACCAGGCCAACCCGCAGCTGGAGGCCGGGGAGTTCTGGGCCCAGGTCCTGGGGTGGATGCTCATCCGGGGCAACGCGGCCGTCTACGTCGAGCGTTCGAACGGCGGCCTGCCGGTGGGCCTGTGGCCGGTGGCCTGGACGAGCATCGAGCCGCGGCGGGTGAAGGAGACCGGAGAGCTCGTCTACAAGATCACGCTCGACGGCGACGAGTGGGCGCCGATCCGCGAGGAGGGCGGCCTCGTCCGTCGGGAGAACCTGCTGCACTTCAAGGCGTTCGGCGTCGACCCCGTCGAGGGCCTGTCCCCGATCGGCATGGCCCGCCAGTCCGTGGCCACCGGCTACGCCGCCGCCTCGTACATCGGCAGCTTCTTCAAGCGCGACGCCTCCCCGGGCGGCCTCGTGTCCGTCCCGGGGAAGCTGGACGATGCCCAGTACGAGCGGCTGACCCGCCAGTGGAAGGACCTCCACGAGGGGTTCGAGAACGCCCACGGCCTGGCGCTCCTGGAGGCCGGCGCCAAGTGGGAGAAGACGTCGCTCAGCCCGGCGGACGCCCAGTTCCTGGAGGTCTACAAGCTGACCCGCGCGGAGATCGCGGGCATCTTCGGTGTCCCGCCGCACATGATCGGCGACGTCGAGCGCTCGACGTCGTGGGGCTCGGGCATCGAGCAGCAGTCCCTCGGCTACGTCATCTACTCCCTGCTCCCGTGGCTGACCCGCCTGGAGCGCACGGCCGGCCGCCTGCTCGGCGACCCGTCCCTGTATCTGAAGTTCAACCCCGACGCCCTTCTGCGCGGCGACACCCCGCAGCGGTTCACCGCCTACGCGCAGGCCAAGCAGTGGGGGTGGATGTCCACCAACGAGATCCGCGCGAAGGAGGACGAGCCGCCGGTCGAGGGCGGGGACGACCTCCTCGTCCCGCTCAACATGCAGCCGCTCGGCAGCTCGGCGCCGCCCGCGCAGCGCTCGCTTCCCGGCCGCCACGTGCGGGCGGGCGATACGGCCGAGACGCCGTCCGTGGAGGACATGCCCTCGTGGATCACCCGCCACTACGAGGCAATCTCCACGTTCTTCGCCGAGCAGGGCGACCGGGTGCTGGCCGCCCTCGGCCTGACCCCGGACGCGTCGGCCGAGGACCTGATCGACCTGACGGCCGACAACGAGGAGCTGACCGAGCTCCTGTTCCAGCTGGCGCGGAGCATGACGGCCGAGGTCGGGGCGGCGACGGCGGCCGAGCTGGGCGGGACGTTCGTCGTCGAGGAGACCACGGCCGCGCTCGCGGCCTCCTCGGCGGCGACGGCGACGAACATCAACGAGACCACCGTCAAGAAGCTGGCGAGCACCATCGACCTGAAGGCGGCCCCGGCCGAGGTGCGGACCGAGGTCCGCGCCATGTTCGACGGCATGTCCGAATCGCGGGCGCGGGTCCTCGCGCAGGCCCGCGTCTCCCAGACCGCCAGCTTCGCCGGTCACGAGGGGGCGAAGCAGGGCGGCGCCCTGACGAAGACGTGGCGGGTGTGGGACCCCAACCCCAGGAAGACCCACGCGCGAGCGGACGGCCAGACCGTCGGCATCCGCGAGGAGTTCAGCATCGGATCCCGCCAGGGCCGGTGGCCGCACGATCACCGCCTGGGCGTCGACGAGATCGCCGGGTGCACGTGCCGGCTCCAGTTCAACAAGTAGAGGAGGCGCCATCGTGCGCACACGTGAGGTCCGCGCCTTCCCGCTGACCGACCTCCAGGTCCGGGCCGCCGACGAGGAGGCGGGCACCCTCGCCTTCCGGGGCCGGGCGATCGTCTACGACTCTCTGTCCGAGGACATGGGCGGCTGGCGCGAGCGCATCATGCCCGGCGCCGCGACCCGTACCCTCGGCCTGAACCCGGACGTGCGGTTCCTGATCAACCACGACCCGAACCTCCTGCTCGCCCGCACGGCGGCCGGCACCGCCTCGCTCGTCGAGGACGACGCGGGGGTCCTCGTCGAGGCCGACATGGCGAGCGTCTCCTACGCCCGGGACCTGGCCGTCTCCCTGGAGCGCGGCGACATCAACCAGATGAGTTTCGGGTTCTGGGTGACCGCCGACGGCTGGGCCGGGAACACACACGAGGTCTTCGGCATCGACCTCGACGGCGGCGACGTGAGCGTGGTGACGTACCCGGCTTTCGCCGCGACGTCGGCGGAGCTCCGCTCGGCCGCCGCCCGGCAGCTCGGGCAGGCGCCGCGCGAGCCGGACCCCGAGCAGATCACCCGCGCGCTCGCCGAGACGCGCGCGGGCAAGGTCCTCTCCGCCACCAACCGCGAGCTCGTCCAGAACGCGCGCGACGCCCTCGACGAGCTGCTCGCCGCCGCCGACCGCTCCCGCCCGAACGACGCGTATCCGCTGGAGCGCGCCCGGCACAAGCTGCGCGAGTACGAGCTCCTCGCCCAGCTCTGACCTGCTTCCCGGCCGACCGGCCCGGGACCACCCCACCACCCCATCACCGTGAGGAGAACCCCATGCCCACCAGCGTGGAGCTGCGCCAGCAGCGGGCCGGCATCGTCGAGTCGATGCGGGCCATCACCCAGACCGCCGAGGCCGAGAACCGGGGCCTGACCGGCGAGGAGCGCACGGCCTACGACCGGCACGAGACCGACTTCACCGGCCTGACCGAGCGCATCGAGCGCCAGGAGGCCGAGGAGCAGCGGGCCGCGCAGATGGCCGAGCCGATCCGCCGCGGCGCGAACCGCCCGGACGACGGCGGCCCCGGCGGCGACGAGCAGCGCGCCCAGGAGCGGCGCTCCGCGTTCTACCAGGCGCTGCGCCGGGGCCTGCCGCGCATGGCGCCCGAGCAGCGCGCGCTCGTGGAGAACGCGGCCGGAGAGATCCTCGTCCCCGAGGACCTGGAGACCGAGATCAACCGCTCCCTGCCGGAGCTCACGATCATGCGAGGCCTCGCCTCCCAGCGGTCGATCTCCAGCAACCGCGTGCGGCGCCGGTCCCTGGCCGAGGTGTCCGTCGGCTGGGGCAAGCTGGAGACCAACGAGCAGACGCTCACCGACTCCATGCCCTCCGCCCCGACGGACGAGTACACCTACGTCGAGGACCTCTACGGCCTGGCCAAGGTCGGCGAGGACGAGCTCGACGACTCCGACGTCAACCTCGACAGCTTCATCCGCGACTCCTTCGCCCGCGCGTGCGCCGAGGCCGAAGACACCGCGTTCACCATCGGCGGCGGGCACGCGGCCCACCAGCCGGTCGGCTACATGACCGCCGCCGGCGGCGTGCCCACGGTCACCGCGGCCGGGGCCACGGCCATCACGACCGACGACATGATGGCGCTGATCTACGCCACCCCCAAGCAGTACCGGCGGAACGGCAAGTTCACCATCCCGTCCGGGACCGAGCTGGCCATCGCCACCCTGAAGGACGCCGATGGCCGGTACCTGTGGCAGCCCAGCATGCAGGCCGGCCGCCCGAACACCTTCCTGGGGTTCGAGGTCGAGAACCAGGAGGACATGGCGGCCGTCGCCGCGTCCGCCCGGGTCGCCGCCTTCGGCGACTTCAACGCCGGGTACCGGATCTACGACCGGCAGGGCATGACGGTGAAGGTCCTCACCGAGCTGTACTCCGAGGACGGCATGGTCGGCTGGAAGATCCGCAAGCGGGTCGGCGGCGACGTCGTCCGCCCGCAGGCCCTGCGGATCCTCGTCATGAAGGCAGCCTGATGAGGATCCGGATCGTCTCCGTCGCCTCCGTCGCCGACGGCGCCGGCCACCGCTACAGCAACGGCCAGACCGTCACCGTCGACGACGACCTGGCCCGCTCCTGGATCGCCGCCGGGCACGCCCGCCCGGCGACCCGCGCGGCGGGCCGGGACGGCAACCGCGCGCGGGCCTCGGCCGCCCGCAAGGCGAAGGCCTCCGAGGACGCCAAGGCCACCACGGCCGAGGCGTCCCCGGAAGCCGAGGAGCCCGAGGAGCGCAAGGCGCCCGCGCCGCGCAAGCGGACCGCGACCAAGCGCGCCCCGCGCACCGCGAAGAAGCCCGACACCGACGACGAGTAGGGGGTGAGCCGTGGCCGCACCGTGGGCCACCCCCGAGGAGCTCCGGGTCCACCTGGGGCTCCCGGTCATCGACGAGGTGCGGGCCGCCGAGAAGATCGCGGCGGCCGAGGTCGTGATCCGAGGCGGCATCCGCCAGACCGTGGATGCGGTCGGGAACGACGTACTGCACCTCGTCGGCAACGGCCGCCGGGTCATCAACTTGCCGGAGATGCCCGTCACCGCCGTCCTGTCCGTCACGGTCGACGGCGGCCTGCCGCTGCTGAGCACCGGCTACCGGGTCAACCGGCACGGCATCCTCACCGCCCTGTCCGGCGTGTGGCCGCTGGACGCCGACGTGGTGGTGGTCTACAGCCACGGCTACGAGGTCCTGCCGCCACTGTTCAAGCAGGTGTGCCTCCAGGTTGCCGGCCGTGCCTGGGTCCATGCGTCGACCGCCGTGGCGGCCGAGTCCCTCGGAGACCGGTCGGTCACCTACGACAAGGAGCGCACGGGCGAGGCGCTGACCGCCTACGAGGAACGGCTCCTGGAGCCGTACGCGCGCGGCCCGGAGAGCAGGTGAGCGTATGGACATCGCGCACCTGCTGAACCGGGTTCTGGAGGTCTGGCGCACGGTCCGGTCCCCGGACGGCGGGGGCGGCTGGGAGACCGCCCTGGTCCGCCAGGCCGACGTGTTCGCGAAGGTCGACCAGCCGTCCGCGGCCGAGCAGCTGCTCGCGCAGCAGGGCGGCGCGGAGCACACCCACTCCGTCTACCTCCTGCCCGGCGCCGACGTGCGGCGCGGCGACGAGCTGCGCGGCGGCAGCCAGACCTTCCGCGTCGTGTCCGTCGTCGAGCCGTCCGCACCCGTCTACCGAAAGGCCGAGTGCCACCTCGTCGAGAAGGAAGGGGCCTGATCATGGCCGCACTGCCTATTGTCCTCGTCCCGGTCGCGGGCGGCGTCAGCCTGGAGGGCTCCGACATCGCGGCGTCCTCCGGCGGCGACACCGCCCCGGTCGGCGCCGGCCGGTTCCTGTACGTCCGCAACGGCGGCGCCTCGTCGAGGACCGTCACCATCGCGACGCCGGGGACGGTCTCCGGTCTGCCCATCGCGGACGTCACGGTGGCCGTGCCAGCAGGCGAGTCCAAGATCCTGCCGCTGACCTCGCTCGTACGGGGCGCGAACGGGCGGGCCGCGCTCAGCTACGACGCCGTCACCGACCTGACGGTGGCCTGCTTCGAGCTGGAGCGCTGATGGCCCGCCGCCGGGGCGGCCGGAGCCCGGCCCGGGTCCGCCTCCAGGGCCTGGAACGGATGCGCCGCGACCTCGACGGGCTGGCCGCCGTCGTCATGGAGGGGTCGCTCGCCGCCGTCGAGGCCTCCGCCGAGGCCGTACGCGCCGGCACCCGCGCGCGCGTACGGGTGCGCACCGGGAACCTGCGCGACCACGTCGGCATCTACTACGCCCGCGGCGGCCTGTCGGCGAAGGTCGGCTGGAAGGACCGCACCGACTGGTACGCCACGCAGCACGAGCTCGGCACCCGCCGCATCCCCGCTCAGCCCGCACTCGGCCCCGCCATCGAGGAGGAGCGCACCAAGTTCGAGGACCGGCTCCGGGCGGAGATCAACCGGAGGCTGCCGTCGTGACGACACCCCCGGTCCCCGCCCCGCCGTCCTGGCCCATCCAGAAAGCCGTGTACGCCCGCCTGACAGGCGATCCGCAGCTGGCCGACCTCCTCGCCGGAGGCGTGCACGACTACACCCCCGAGGACACCCCGTATCCGTTCGTCGTTGTGGGCGAGGCGATCGACACCCCGGACAACCGGCACGGCGGCTACGGCTGGCAGACCGTCCTCACCCTGCACACGTGGACCCGCGCCGAGGGCAACGGGCAGGCCTTCGCCATCGGCGCCCGGCTGACTGCCCTGCTCGACCACCAGCCGCTCACCCTGCCCGGCTACGACCACCTCGTCACCCGGTACGAGTACGGCCAGATCCTCACCGACCCCGAGCCCCCCGGGGACATCCGCCACCTCGTCCTGCGGTACCGGATCGTCACCGAGCAGCCCACCTGACCCCGCCCCGTGGCCCGACGGCCCGGGGCTCGCCCATGCCCGAGGAGGCACCCATGCCCGGACGCGACGCATTCGGCACGATCCTGAAGCGCGGTGACGGCGCCGGCCCCGAGGTCTTCACCGCGCTTGGCAACGCCACCAACCTTTCCGGCCCGAACCTGAGCCGCGACACCCTCGACGTCACCTCCCACGACTCCCCGAACCGGTACAGGGAGTTCGTCGGCGGCCTGATCAACGCGGGCGAGGTGTCCATCGACATCAACTACGACCCCGACCTCCACGACGTCCTTGTGGAGGACCTGGAGGACACCGAGCCCCGCAACTACCAGCTGGTCTTCCCCGCCCCGATCACCGCGACGTGGAACTTCAGCGCGGTGATGACCGGCTTCCAGAGGACCGCGCCTTTCGACAACAAGCTCACGGGCACCCTGACGTTCCAGGTGTCCGGTAAGCCGACCATCACCTGAGGAGGACCCCCACATGGCACTTCTGACCGCCGAGCAGATCGGCGCCGCCGCCGACCGCCGTTACGAGGACGTCCCCGTTCCCGAGTGGGGCGGCGAGGTCCGTATCCAGTCGATGAGCGGCACCGACCGCAACTCCCACCAGGCCGAGACCGTCATCCTCGGGCCCAACGGCCGGCCCAAGGGCGTCGAGCTGCGCGAGCAGTACGCCCGGCTCCTGGCCCGCTGCCTCGTCGACGAGCAGGGCCGCCGCCTGTTCGTCACCGACAAGCAGATCAAGGCCCTGGGTGAGAAGGACGCCGGGGTCCTGGAGCGCCTGGCCAAGGTCGCCAAGCGGGTCAACGGGCTCGGCGAGGAGGCCGTGGAGGCCGCGGCGGGAAAATCCGAAGCTCCGCCGACCGGCAGTTCTACCACCGGCTAGCGGCGCACCTGGGGGCCCGGTCCATCCGGCACATGCTCGCCGATATCGACTCCGACGAGCTCACCGACTGGCTGGCCTACGAGCAGGTCACCGGCCCCCTCGGCCCCACCCGCGCCGACGTCCTGCACGGGATCCGGGCCGCCGTCACCGCCAACTCGGTGGCGGGCAAGGGCCGCAAGGCCACCCCGAGGGACTTCATCCCCACGTGGGACCAGGCGCCGCCCTCGCCCGAGGACATGTTCGAGACCGTCCGCACCGTGACCGCGCTCCTGGGCGGCACCGACCACACCGCGGGAGGCCACGATGCCGACGCTCAGTGAGCTGCTCGTCGAGGTCGGTGTCGACGCGGGCGACCTCACCGCCGGAACGGACGAGGCCGCCGCCGATGTGGAACGCGCGCTCGACGGCATCGCGGACGCCGCCGAGCAGGCCGGCCGGGACATCGCCGACGCCACCGGCCGCACCGAGGCCGAGCTCGGCGACGTCGGCGACGCCGCCGAGCAGGCCGCCCGGGACGTCGCCGACGCCGCCGGGGACGCCGCCCGCGCCCTGGACGAGATCGGCGACTCCGCCCAGCAGGCCGCCCAGGACGCCGACCAGGCGGCCCAGGACACCGGGGCCAGCCTCCAGGGCATCGCCGCCGGGGCCGCCGGCGCGGCCGTGGGTGCCGCGTTCATCGTCGGGATGACCTCGGCCATGGACATGAAGGGCGCCACGGCCAAGCTCACCGCGCAACTGGACCTGACCGCCGAGGAGGCGGAGAAGGCCGGCGACGTCGCGGGCGACGTGTACGTGGCGGGGTTCGGCGAGTCCATGGACGACGTCTCGTCCGCCGTCGGCGCGGTCGCCTCCCAGCTCGGCGGTATCGGCGCCGTCGGCGAGGAGGAGCTCGGCAGCCTCACCAAACAGGCACTCGCCCTCAGCGAAGTGTTCGAGTTCGACGTGAACGAGGCCACGCAGGCCGTCGGCACCATGCTGAAGACCGGCCTGGCCAAGGACGGCCAGGAAGCGATGGACCTCCTCGCCGCGACCGCGCAGAAGCTCCCGCCCGCCCTGCGCGAGGAGCTGCCGGTCCTCACCCGCGAGTACGGCGAGTTCTTTGATCAACTCGGTTTCACCGGGCCCGAGATGATGGGCCTGCTCACCGAGGCCGCGAAGAACCCCACCTTCGAGCTCGACAAGATGGGCGACGCCCTGAAGGAGTTCACGCTCCTGATGGCGGACACCGAGGCCGTCAAGGAGCCGCTGAAGGAGCTCGGCCTCGACGTCGCCAAGATCCAGAAGATGATGAACTCGGGCAAGGGCACCGAGGCGTTCGACATGGTCACCACCGCCCTGCGGAAGGTCGAGGACCAGACCAAGAGGACCAGCCTCCAGGCCGCTCTCTTCGGCGGCCCCGGCGAGGACATGGGCAACGCCCTGCTGAACCTGAAGGCGACCGGCGCCGACGCGGCAGCAGGCCTGGACATGGCGGCCGGTTCCGCCGAGAAGATCACCACGACCATGGAGGAGTCCAAGAGCCTCGACTCCGCGTGGCGCGACCTGTCCACGACGCTCGGCGAGATGTTCCTCCCCTACCTGATCGAGTTCTCCGAATGGGTCTCGGAGAACCCCGAGCTCGTCGAGGGCCTCGTCGTGGGAATCATGACGTTCGCCGTGGCCATCGGCATCATCACCGCCGCACAGTGGCTGTGGAACATGGCCCTGCTCGCGTTCCCCGGCACGTGGATCATCCTCGGGATCATGGCCCTGATCGCCGTCATCGTGCTGGTCATCGTCTACTGGGACGAGATCGTGGCGGCCACGTCCAAGGCCTGGGACGACATCACCGAGAGCCTGGGCGAGGCCTGGGACTGGTGCGCGGACGCCGCCGCAGGCCTGTGGCACGACCTCACCGAGCCCTGGATCACCGGCTGGCGCTGGCTGGACCGCAACATCTTCCAGCCCATCGGCCGGTTCTTCACCGAGACCCTGCCCGGCTGGGTCGAGGACGGTACGGCCGCCGTCGAGGACTCATGGAACGACCTCACCAACTGGTTCAGCGCACTGCCCGGCCGTCTGGCCTCGATCGGCTCCGGCCTGTGGTCCTGGATCACCAACGGGCTGAAGGACGCCCTCAACAGCGCGATCTACCTCGTCAACATGGGCATCTGGTCCATCAACAACAGCCTGATCGCACAGGTGAACCGGCTGCCCGGCATCGACATCCCCTCCATCCCCTACATCCCGTTCCTCGCCGAGGGCGGCGTCACCACCGGAGCGACGCTCGCGGTGATCGGCGAGGGCCGCGAGCAGGAGGCCGTCCTGCCCCTGTCCGTCCTCGACGGCATGCTCCGCAGCGTCGCCGGGCCCGTCGTCCAGGTCGGCAGCAGCTCCCAGGAGCAGCGCGTCGTCCTGGAAGTACGAGGGGGCGAGGACGAGTTCGTGAAGTTCTTCCGCGCCGTCGTCGACACCAAGGCGGCCGGGTCCGTGATCCGCCTCGGAGAGGGGTAACCGATGCCGAGCCTGCCGCCGCCGCGCACCACCGAGCTCTTCTACGACGGCGCCTGGCACCCCGTCAGCGTGCGGGAGGCCGACGCCGTCACCATCACCCGCGGCCTCACCGGCAAGGGCACCCGCGCGGAACCGACCGCCGCGACCATGCGGCTCGGCAACCGCCACGGCGAGGTGTCCGCGCACGACCCGGCGGCCCCGCTGTACGGGAAGATCGGCCGCAATACCCCGATCCGGGTGAGCGTGGACGCGGGCCGCCCGTACCTGCTGCTGCCGGGGGACACGACCTCGGCACTCACCTGCCCGGACTCGCCGGACCTGGCCGTGACCGACCTCGACCTGCGGATGGAGATCGCCCCCGAGGACTACACCGCAGGCCAGGAGCTCGCCTCGCGCAGCGTCGGCGGCCAGTACTCCTGGGCCTTGTGGCTCACCACCAACGGCATGCAGCTGTACTGGTACCCGGACGGGACCGCGGGCAGCCAGATGGCCGCCGGCACCGGGCAGGTGCTCTCTGCGGGGCCCGGGCACCGCATGGCCCTGCGCGTCGTCCTGGACGTCGACACCGGCTCCGGCCGTCACGGCGTCCACTTCTACTGGGCGCCGCGCATCGACGCGGCCGTGTGGCACCTGCTGAGATCCACTACCTACCCCGGCACCACGGCCGTCTACGACGGCACCGCCGGGCTGCGGCTCGGGCACTTCCCCGGCCACACCGGCCCTGGGCTGAAGGGCCGCTTCTACGCCTTCGAGCTGTGGGACGCGGCCACCAACACCCGCAAGGTGGCCCTGGACTTCACCGGGGCCGTCGCGGGTGCCAGCAGCTTCACTGCCCCCGACGGCCGGGTATGGACGACGGCCGGCGCCGCCACCCTGTCCAACCGGCATACGCGGCTGGAGGGGGAGGTGCCCGCGTGGCAGCCGGAGCGCCACATCTCCGGGGCCGACTCGACGGTGCCGATCACCCCGGCCGGGATCCTGCGGCGGCTGGGCACGGGGAAGAAGCCGCTGCCGTCCGCGCTGCGGCGGGCCATCACCTCGCTGGGCCCAATCGAGTGCTGGCCGCTGACCGACGGCGTCTCCGCGACCTCGGGCGCCCCGCTCGTCGGGACCGCCCCCGCCCTGTCCTCCGGCGGTCTCAGCCGCTTCACGTGGGGCGCGGGCAGCCTGAACGAGTGGACCGAGAAGGTGCTGCGCGTCGACACCGGCGCGGCCAGCGACATGACCGCGGACTGCCCCCCGTCGGCCACGGCCGTGAACGAGTGGGCGGTCGACTGGGTCCGCGCCGGCACCGGGAACCTGGAGGTGATGCGCCTCTACGACCGCGGCACCGGCAACGGCAAGCTGCGGTGGACCGTGACCGCGGACAGCGCGGCCAACAAGATGTCCGTGTGGGTCGACCAGATCGAGCTGGAGACCGGCTCCTACCCGGTGGACGTCACCGACGCGAACATCTTCGACGGCCGGCCCCACCACATCCGGCTCCACACCTGGATGTCGGGCACCGACCAGCGCTGGGCCCTCCACATCGACGGCGTCAACCGGGTGAGCGCCTACGTGACGACGCCCGGCACCGCGCTGGAGGTCGTCCAGTACACCGCGCTCCTGGGATCGTCGGGCTCCGGGGCGGTGTCGCTGGGGTACGTGACCTACTGGGGCGCCGCCCCGCCCTCGTCCGCATCCCTGTACGGGGCCCTGACCGGGCACGTGGGAGAGCCCGCCGGGCGGAGGATCGCCCGCGTCTGCGGCGAGCAGGGCGTCCCCGTCGTGGTCAGCGGCGACCCGTTCGACACCGAGCCGCTCGGCATCCAGAGCATGGCTCAGTTCCTCGACGTCCTGGAGGCCGGGAGCAAGGCCGACATGGGCCTCCTCCTGGACCGCCGCGACGCCCGCGCGCTGCTCTACCGGACCCGCCGCTCCCTCTACACCCAGGCCCCCACCGTCACCCTCGACTACGCCCAGGGCCTGATCAGCGGCGAGTTCAAGCCCATCGACGGCGACCGCCTCACCCGCAATGTCATCACCGTCAAGCGGGCGGAGGGCTCCGAACACACGGCCACCCTCACCACAGGCCGGATGTCGGTGCAGGACCCGCCCGCTGGCGTCGGCGAGTACGAGGAGGAGGAGACCGTCTCGCTCGCGGCCGATGAGCAGACCGTCGGACAGGCCTGGTGGCGGCTGCACCTGGGCACCCACGAGGGCCTGCGCTACCCGCAGGTGACCGTCGACCTGGCCAATCCGCGCGCCTACCAGCTCGCCGCCCAGCTCCTGGCGGCCGACGTCGGCGACATCCTGCGGCTGGAGAACCTTCCGGCCGAGTACGGGCGCGGGCCGGTCGACCTCCTCATCCGCAGCTACACCGAGGAGATCGGCGACCGGGCCTGGAAGATCACGTTCACCTGCGACCCGGGCCGCCCCTGGACCGTCGGCGTCTACGACACCCCGGCCCACGGGAAGTACGACACCGCCGGCTCCCAGCTCACCACCGCGGCGACTGCCACGGACACCACGCTGCTGCTCACCCCGACCATCGGCCTGCCCTGGACCACGGACCCGGCCCAGTTCCCCATCGACCTCCAGGTCGGCGGGGAAGTCGTGCGGGCGAGCGCCATCCGGGGCGTGATCGCCGACTCGTTCGGGCGCGTCGAGGCGTCGGGGTGGGGCACGGCGGAGTCCGGGCAGCCCTGGACCCGCTCGGGCGGCACCGCGTCCGAGTACCTGGTCACGGGCGGCGTCGGCGTGCACGCCACCGCCGTCCGCGGCGGCCTGCGCGCCACCACCGTCCCGGTCACCGTCGCCGACATCGACCTGCGGGCCGACGTCTCGATGGCCGTCGTCCCCGCGGGCGGCACCGCCGAGATCCACCTGATGGCCCGCCGGGCGAGCACCTCCGACTACTACACGGGCCGCCTGCTCGTCGCGGCCGGCGGGGCGATCACCCTGTCCCTGCGGAAGGTCGTCGGCGGCACGGAAACGCAGCTGGCGGCCTTCTCGACGGGCCTGACCCTCGGCGCGGGCAGCTGGTACACCCTGCGGCTGTCGGTCCAGGGCACCGCGCTCGCGGCCAAGGTCTGGCCCCGGGGCACGCTGGAGCCGCCGTGGCAGGTGACGGCAACCGACGGGAGCCTCACCACTCCCGGGGTCGCCGGTATCCGTACCGTCCTGGGCTCCACCACCACCAACCCCCTCCCGGTCAACTTCAGCTTCGACAACGTCTCCTCGACGCCGCAGCAGGCGACCGTCACCCGCTCCGTCAACGGGGTCATCAAGCCGCACGGCGCCGGGGCCGCCGTCTCGCTCGCCCACCCCGCCGTCTACGGACTCTGAGAGGAGGCCCCCGTGCCCGACCCGATCGCCTACCCGGGCCAGACCATCCCGGCCGCCCACATCAACAGCCTGGTACAGCCGCATGTCCAGGCGCTCGTCAGCGCGTTCACCGTCCCGACCGGATCGTCCACCTACACACCCGTGGCCTTCACCGGCACCCTCTCCGGCAACCACTCCGGCATGTGGGCACCGGCCCAGGCCACCCGCCTGGTCGCCCCGACCGCCGGCGTCTACCTCATCCACGGCGGCATCACCTGGCCCGGCTCGCTCAGCACCGCGGACGCCCGCGGCGAGATCCGCGCCAACGGCGCGGGCACCCCCGCGCTGGGCACCCGCGTGGGCACCCAGCGCGGCAGCGCGGGCAACATGCAGGTCACCGCCACCGGAGTCGTCACGCTGGCCGCAGGCGGCTACATCGAGCTCCACCTCAACACCCAGAGCGGCTCGAACATCAGCGCCGTCGTCACCCTCGGCATCACCCGCATCTCTGCCACCTGACCCGGAGGTACCCATGCCCGCATTCCCCGGCTTCGACCAGGCCGGTGTTGCCTACGACATCCAGCTGTGGCACCCCGAATGGGGCCCGACCCACATCTCCGTCGGCATCCCCAGCTACCCCGCGAACGTCTTCGACGACCAAGCCGTGGACGTGCTGATCCGCCAGTTCGCCGCCGACCTCCTGCCGACGATGAACGGAGAGAAAATCCTCGACATCACCCGGCTGGAGACCCACGCCGAGACGTGGCGGCCCCCCGAGCCGGAGCCCGAGCCGACCCCCTGACCCCGCCCGCACCCACCCCGCCCCGGCGCCACCACGGCCCGGGGCTTCGTCGTTCCTGGAGGACCCATGGCCGCACCACTGTCCGCCACCCGGCTCCTGGCCGCGCTCCGTGCCGAGGGCTGCACGGTCGTCGAGCACCCCGGGTGGTCCAGCCACAACCGCAACCACAAGGGCCCCTTCGGCCCGGTGCACGGCGTGATGATCCACCACACCGTCACCAAGGGCACCGCCACCACCGTCCGCATCTGCCACGACGGGTACGCGGGCCTGCCGGGGCCGCTGTGCCACGGCGTGATCGCCAAGGACGGCACCATCCACCTGCTGTCCTCCGGTCGCGCGAACCACGCCGGCCTCGGCGACGACGACGTCCTGGACGCCGTGATCGCCGAGCGCCCGGCCCCGGCCGACGACGAGACCACCACGGACGGCAACCGGTACTTCTACGGGTTCGAGTGCGAGAACCTCGGCGACGGCTGGGACCCGTGGCCAGCCGTCCAGCTGGAGGCGATCGAGCGCGCGGCGGCCGCGATCTGCCGCGCGTACGGCTGGGGCGAACGGTCCGTCATCGGACACCTGGAGTGGCAGCCCGGGAAGTCCGACCCGCGCGGCTTCTCCATGGGCTCGATGCGGGCGCGGATCGCCGAGCGCCTCGACCGCGTCGCGCCGGAGCCGCCGAAGAAGCCGACGCCGCCCGCGCCCAAGCCCGCCCCGGTCAAGCGCCCGCCGTTCCCCGGCCGCGCCGCCTTCGCCCTCGGGCAGTCGAGCCCCGCGATCGAGCAGCTTGGCCGCCAGCTCGTGAAGCGCGGATTCGGGCGGCACTACCGCGTCGGCCCGTCCCGGCAGTGGGGCGAGGCCGACCGCAAGAACGTCGCCGACTTCCAGCGCTCCCGCGCCGAGCTCCGCGGCGACGCCGACGGCTACCCCGGCCCCCTCACCTGGCACCTGCTCTGGTCCTGAAAGGCACCCCACCATGTCCGACGCCGCCAAGCGCACCGTGCGCACCGTCCTCCAGACCGCCCTCGGCATCGCGATCGTCCTGCCCGCGATCGTCTCGGCGGCCGGCATCCCCCAGGCCCTGCCCTGGGTCGCCGGCGCCCTCGCCGTCGCGGGCGCCCTCACCCGCGTGATGGCCCTGCCCGGCGTCCAGCGGCTCCTCCCGTCCTGGCTCCGCACCACCGAGGCCCGAGACCGTACGGTGACCCTGAACCTCGGCCACCACGGCGACGACTTCTCCGAGTTCTTCAAGAAGGCCGTGCAGCGCCGGGACGGGGAGGACGGCCGCCCGTGACCACCGGCATACCGGGCCTCGACAGCGCGGCCGCCATCGCGGCCGCCCTCGTCGCCCTCGGCGGCGCCGCCGCCCTCCTCTACCGCTGGACCCGCAGCCTCCGGCAGTTCCGCCGGCGCATAGGCCAGTTCTTCGACGACTGGTTCGGCGTGGAAGGTCGCCCCGGAGTCCCCGAGCGCCCCGGGGTCATGCAGCGCCTCGGCTCCCTCGAGGAGAAGGCCGCCGACATCAAGCACGAGGTGCGGCCCAACTCGGGCGGCAGCCTCCGGGACGCCGTCGACCGCGTCGACGCCCGTACCAAGCACCTCGACAAGCCGTGACCGCGCCCTCTCCGCTCCGGCGGAGGGGGCGGTTTCGTCGTATCCGGGGTCAGTCCTCGGGGTGCGAGACGAAGGTCCCGAGACCGACCTCGGTACGGACCCGGCCCTCCGCCTTCAGGTGGGCGAGGACTTTCTGCGCAGTGGACGCCGCGACCCCGAACTCGGCGGACAGCTCGACCACGGAGGGGACCCGGGCATCAACGGGGTACGTGCCGTCGGCGATGCGCTGCTCGATCACCGCGACAATCTGCCGCCACACAGGGCGGGTCCGGTCCAGGTCGGTACTCATCCGGTCGACGCTAGGTAGCTGCGGTGTACCGTGCGACCGCAGTATGGTGCGGTAGACCCCGGTAGACCACACTGGGGAGAGAACAGACCCCCGCGACCGTGCGACCGGTCCGGGGGTGCGGACGAACCCTCGGGAGGTCTCGTCATGACCCACGCTACCCAGCCCCCCCCACCCCGTACAGGGCCCACGGTGCTGCGGCCGGACTGCCAGTTCGACGAGCACAAGTGGTGCAAGCCCGGCGCGGTCTACGTCGGCACCACCGAGGTCTTCCCGGCGAAGCGCTGTGACTGCCCCTGCCACAAGGGGGCCGAGTCGTGAAGCGCTGCCAGGCCTGCGGGTACGTCATCGACGGCGAGGCCCGCGAGGAAACCCCCGTATCCACGTCCGGCGCCCGGCCCACCGTGTACTGGCACCAGACCGCCGCCGAGTGCACCGCCGCGAAAGACCAGCGGCTCGTCTCCCCGGTACAGCGCCAGCTCCGGCGCCTCTGATCCCCTGCTCGTCCGTGGTCACGGCGGACCACGGCCGAGCAGGCCCAGACCGCCCCGGCCGGCGTCCCCCGTCGCCGGCCGGGGCTACTGCACGAGCTCCGGGAGGGGGACGCCGACAGCGTGCGCGATCTGGAGCAAGAGGCCGAGCCCCGGGTCGGATGTGCCGTACTCGATGCGGTGGATGGTCTTGTGGTCGACGCCGCAGAGGTTGCTGAGCTCGACCTGGGACAGGTTCGCGTGTTCACGGGCGGCGCGGATGCGGGATCCGATCGCCTGGCGGCGGCTGAGGACCCACGCAGGCTGTTCGGAGGGCATCCCTCCAAAGTCCGGCGACCATGATCATTCTGTCTTTACCTGACAAGGTAAAAAGTTTGATCTTGGAAGGGTTCGGGGAGTACCCGTAGACGTGCCTCCAGGGGCACACGAGCGCGAGCCCCGCCTGCGATGATGCCGCGGGCGGGGCTCGCTCATTCAGGCCTTCGCGCGGGCCGCCCACCGCCCGTACCAGCCCATGAGCTGATACGTCGTGGAGACGCCCAGGGAGGCCTTTGCCTCCGTGAGCTCCGCTGCCAGGGTGCGCGGGCTGATTCCCACCTCCCGTGCGGCCGCGCGGGAGTCGAGGCCCGCGTCGAAGAGGGCCAAGATGTCCAGCTGCCGCGGCGATAGCCGTATGTCGCCAGCTTCCGCGAGCGCCTCCGACCACCACCGAGCCCTCTCCCAGAGGCGGTCGAATCCGGCTCGCGCCCATGCGACCGTCGCCCGATCGCGGACGTGCCATCCGCTGTGCGATTCCGTACCCGCGATCACGTGATCGTCGATGAAGAGATTGTCGTTGTCGATGATGACCATGCGTTGCTCGCGCGACGGGGAGACCTTGATCTGGCCCCCGGCCTCCATGAAGGCATCCGCGTACTCCCGCGTTGCCTCGTCCATGAGCGCTGCGAGGCCGTACACCAGGCGCATGCCGATGCGCCCGCTCCAGAGCAGGGCCAGGCTCCGGTCGCTCCCCAGCTGGCGCGCGCCCGCGTTCCGTTCGGCGGGCGGCGTCGGCTGCACGCTGCAAATCTCCGCCGTCGCGAGCGCGGAGACGGACCCGAGCCGGTCGTTCACCTGCGCCATGGTGGGCAGCAGCTCGGAGCCTGGGCCCCCGTACAGCCGGTGAGCCTCGAAATGGGCGTAGAGGCCCTCGATGACGGGCACCTGCCGCATCCGTTCCAGGCTCCGGGCGAGCGCTTCCTGCTCTTCGGCGAGGAGCCGCTGCGCGGCCGCTCGCGGGTCGATCGCGACCCAGCGAGTGATGTCGTACGGGTCTCGGACGACGAGCCCCCTGTCCGCCAGTCGGCGAGCGCTCTCCTCGTCGGCCGACCCTCCGCCGGCGATGGCCTTGTAGGCCACCTGTTCCTCCGGTGACAGCGGCTGCTCGGCTATCCCGTTGTGCGTTTGCAC